AGTAACAAAAGCACAAACTCAAACACCATCGCTTAAAACTATGGTGTCTAGTGAGTCGGTAAAGAAACGTTTTAATGAAATCTTGGGTAAAAAATCAGCAGCCTTTGTATCTAGTTTGATTTCTGTATCTAACAATAATGAACTTTTATCTAAAGCTGACCCTACTACAGTTATTACTGCAGGTGTGATGGCAGCCACTTTAGATCTTCCAATTAACCAAAACCTTGGGTTTGCTTATATTGTTCCTTTTTACAATAGCAAGAAGAAAATTAATGAAGCTCAATTTCAAATGGGTTACAAAGGATATATTCAGTTGGCCATGCGCACAGGTCAATATAAGACCATTAATGCTAGTGAAATATACGAAGGCGAAATTAAACACCATAATAAACTTACAGGCGAATTCGAATTGGGTGAGCGAACTGGTGATAATGTAGTTGGCTACATCGCTTATTTCAAACTCATTAATGGCTTTGAAAAGTATTTATATATGTCCAAAGAAGATGCTGAAGCACACGCTATAAAGTATTCCCAAACATACAAAAGGGGTTTTGGTCTTTGGAAAACTGACTTTGATGCAATGGCCATCAAAACAGTACTCAAACGTTTGTTAAGTAAATATGGAATTCTATCAGTCGAAATGCAGAACATGGCTAATGCAATCTCTGCAGATGGCGCCGTCATTCGTGATAATAATGGCGAACTCACCCCTGATTTCGAAGGTGAAACTATCGATGTTCAATCAGATGTGGCAGAAACCATCGCTAATAATGCAAATTCTGAAGCCATTGACATAGAACCTGGTCCTGCCAGTGAGTTTGTTAATCCTGAAACTGGCGAAGCAGTCAATATGTTTGGTGATTAATTGTGATTAGTATTCAAGCATTCGGTAGTAGCTCGAAAGGGAACTGCTACCGAATCAAAACCTCAACCAATGGTGATGAACTGCTACTGGATGCAGGATTATCATTTAAAGAAATTCAAAGGTATTGTCGCTTTAACTTTCTACACCTATGTGGCACGTTGCTCACACATCAACATGGAGACCATAGCAAGGCCGTAAATGATCTATTAAAGCTAGGTCATCGTGTATATATGCTAAAAGATACTGCAGATGCATTATATGTAACAGGGAACCATAAAGTCATATATATTACACCTAAGGTTCAATTTACGATAGGCAATTTCAGTATTTTGCCTTTTGAATTAGAACATGACGTTCCTAATGTTGGCTTTTTAATTTCTGATGGCGAGGAAAAACTCCTCTACATTACAGATACCTATTACTGCCGATATACGTTCAAAGATGTTGATCATATCATGGTTGAATGTAACCATTCCTATGAAATCTTAAACCAACAAGTAGATGCTGGTTATTTAGACGAAAAACGAATGGAACGATTAATTCAATCTCACTTTTCACTAGAAAACGTTATTAAATTCCTCAAATCGATGGACCTAACTAAGTGTCAAGACATACGGCTACTACATTTATCTGACAGCAACTCAGATGCAGAAATATTTAAACAAGCTGTTCAAGCTGCTACTGGTAAATTAGTAATCGTAGAACAAGAAAGGAGCTCCTTATGATTATTAAATCAATCCAAATTAAAGATAACGATATCAGCATTGCCTATCAGAAACCATCTGCCACAGGCCTTACTGATATTTTTACACTTAAATCAAAAGATGATCCACGCCCCGAATTGTTACGAGCGTTTAGCAATCTGCAGAATATTGTAAAAAGAAACTTTGAATTCTTTGATGAATTTAATATTCCATTTGTTGTAAGTGCTTTTAAGTTTAAGTATGGTGAAATCGAAGGTCTTGTTAATCAGGTTTGTGTTGAAGGCGTAGTATCTGATATGAACACTCCTAATGAATTTAAATTTAAAACTGGATGGCTGAATGTAGAGTATGCAGACTCAACATTTGCTATCTCAGTTCAAGACTTAATCGATGAATGCGTAAGGTTTATTATGGGACGTCGAGCCCAGGATAATTTATTTGTAGATGAGGAATGATGAATGGCCAAGGATGTATATTACTTCAGCCACGATGTTAATGCGAGCAATGATCCTAAAATTGTGGCAATGGAGTCAGAGTTTGGTGTTATTTCATATGCCTGGTGGTGGAAATTAATTGAAAAACTAGCTTCATCCGAGGACTACAGACTGCCTTTTAAAAAATATACTTTTATTGCGCTTGATAAAGAGTTAGGGATTTTGAACAAAAATGAACGACCGTTGAACGAAAATGAAC